GTCGCTGACGAACTGGTCCAGCACGAACGCCCCGCCGTTCGACGGATCTGGCAGCTTGGTGGCGTCGTTCAGGCGCAGAATCTTCATCATCAGCGTCGCCACCCGCTCAAGGCTGTTCTCGATGTTCAGCGACTTGCGCTTGATGCGGCTGGACGCCAGGCGGGCCAGTTCCTGCGCATGCCCGCGGCCGCGCACCCCGGACTCGCCTTTGCCCATCAGGATGTTCGGCATGGCCAGCGTGTCGGCGAATTCCTCGTCCAGAATGGAGAGGCTGCGGATCAGTTCAGGCGGCACCTCGGGGATGAGCAATTCGACCTTGGCCAAAGGGTCTGACGTATTCGCCTTGCCGCCCACGAACGACAGGGCAAGCAACTGCTCGTCGGTCAGGCCCATGCCGTGGCGCGGCGGGTCAATCTGCTTGGCCAGCAGGTTGTCCAGTTCCATCATCCGCTTGTTGTACTTGTCCTGCAGCATCTGCACGCGGGACACATCCGAGATGCCCCAGAAGTAGTTGTACTTCGGGGTCGGCGTGAAGGCGGTGAACGGGTGCTCCCCGCGGGGGAACATCTGGCCCTGCTTGGTCAGGGCGGCGGCTTGCCGGTCGTAGATGGTGACATCGCCTGCCTGGGTCACGATCTGATAGTCATCCTCCCGGTCATTCCACACCCACAACTCCCGCATCTCGACCAGCTGCACCGCGACGTGCGGTGAGTAGTTCGGGGGCGGCATCGTCGCCGCTGCGGAAAGCGCTCCGATCGCATTCGGATTCTGCTGCGTGATGGGCGTGGAGGCCGTCAGAATCAGCCGGTCAAGACCGCTGACCTCCTCTTCCCTCGGCGCACTCATCGACTGCACGTTCCGCAGAATCTGCTCGCGCCGCGGATGCCCGTCCAGCATGCGCGTCAGCTGCGGCAGCGTGATGTAGTAGGCATGCGCCATCGCCTCCTGGTCTTCCAGATCGCACTTGTCTTCCTCGTACACGCCGAAGTCGTGCGGGCGGATGGAATAGCTCCGGTACTTCCGGTCCCGCCACAGCGTCTTCATCACCATCGTGTTGTAGACCAGCGACCACTCCACGCACTGGGTCGCAATCGAATCCGACCTCGAACGCTCCCAGGTGTGGTTGATCTGCCGGCTCACCACCGAAATCCGCTGCACGTCCGTCTCCGAGGCGTTCGGCGCAAGCTCCAGCGCAAACGTCGTGCTCTCCGCCGCGAACAGGAAACTGGCCAAGGTCTGCACCGACGGGTAGACCTTGTTGTACTCGCTGGGATTGGACCCTGACGGGTTGCCATAGAGGTAGTAGGCCTCCCGCGAGGCATACTCCTGCTGGCGGTCCTCACGACTCGCCATGCAGGCGTTGGAGACATCCTGATACAAGGCAAATCGGTCCATCTCGCTCGACGGAATCAGCATGTCCTACTCCTTCGGAATCGGCGTCATGTCTGGCCGATAATCCAGCTTGGGCACCGGCGCTCGCAGCACGCCAGAATCCCGAAAATCCTGCACCACGTTCGACGGTGGCACACCATTCAACAGGCCCTGCACAGCATGGCCACCCTCTCCGGGCTTGACCTGCGGCATGGAACCCCAGGTCGGCTGGAAGTCATGCTGCCCGCGCTTCATCGACTCCATCACGCTGCCCAGGTCATTCCGCATGTCGGTCAACTTGAAGTCGTCCGCCAGGTTCTGCAGGGTGCGGTCGATGTTCTTGGCCTTCGCTCCAATCGAGAAAGGCGTCCTGAACTGGCGCTCGACCGTCGTGCAGCCTAGGGGGCAGACTTCTTCGTAACCCTCAAACGGCCCGTGCGCGAGACAGACAAACTCGCGGAGGACTCTAGGAGTTCCATTCGCGACAGTGCGGCGTTTTCGACCCATGACGGCTTCGGCATCCCTATTGGCTGGGCGGGCGGACGGTATGTCAACCTCGGAGTCCCCGTCCCGAATTCGACCCGCATGTTGATCCTGGGCCGCGGATTGCGCGACCGGCGAAGCTTGCGGTCTTCGTCCAGCACGTAAATCCCGGCATCCCATTTGTGGAAAAAGTCGGTCAAGATCCTCTGCCAGACCGACGACATCTTCTCTTTCCTTGCGACAAATTTGTACAGGTAGTTAGGAGAAATTCCCACCATTCGGGAAATTTGCCTCAACGACGGTTCTTTTCGCTCCCTGCAGTAAATCAGGCGTCCGATCAGTTCCTCGACACTGTACGGAAGCCCGTCTGGCGGCGCTGGAAGGCTCATAGTCAACGCAGCCCCGCTCGCCCCAGGTAGGCTCGGATCAGCTGCTGGCCCGTGTCAGGGCCTCTCTGGAACGCCGTATCGGGGTCTTCCATCAGTTTCTGCTCTGCCCAGAATTGGCCTATCTTCGCCGCCTCCGACCGCATGAAGTCATGCCATGCCACGATGGCAAGCGCCGACGCAATGACCCGGTCGTCGTGCGTGTGCGAGGCGTGCGTGATGGCCCCGCTTTCCCTGATCACCGTCCGCATCTCCTCCACCATCTCTGAGCTGCGGATGACCGCGAGCTCGCGCGAAATGGCATCGTTGAAGGCGTTCAGCATGCGTTCCTTGGAGTCGGCGTTGGTCTTCCAATCCAACACGTAGTTCTTGCCCACGGCGTCCACACGCCGGTACAGATAGGACCGGATGCTCCCAATGAAATCCCGAATCTCCCCGGATACCCCGCCAGCTTGCGCCACGTTCCGGCGCATGTTGTTCAACTCGGCCTTGACCGCCTGACCGGGGCCGTTGATCTCAAGGTTCATCATCGACATGGCACCGCTCGCCGGCCCGTACACGCCACTCAGGTACGCACAGATGTATGCGAACTGGTAGGTGTCCACCATCGGACTGCAGAACTCGGCAACCTGCTCCACCTTGTCCCCGTAACAGCGCCATACCGCAGCGCACGACCTGTCGTTGTTCTCGCTGGCGCCGTATGCAGGGTCCGCTCCCAGCGCGTACACGCTGCCAGGCCGAGGCAGTTCCCAAATCCGAAGCGTCGCGTTCTTCGGGTGCGCCTCCTGTACGTCCGTGTCCTCGAACCGCTCCCGGAACCGGAACGAAAAATGCGCCCGAGGCTTCCCGCGCAACAGGTTCTTGTACAGGTCCGTCAGGAGATCTGTCGAAAAGAAGTTCGCCCCCGACAGGATGAACGCCTCCTCCTCGTGCATCGGGAAGTTCTGACGCATCAGGGAATCGTCCTTCATCTCGTCGTTCAGCTTCCACCGATACCATGCCAGCTGCGACTGGGTCATGGTGTGGCCGTAGAGCTTGTGGACCATGCGCACCGCTTTGCGCTCGTAGTCACTCATGCCCTTGTAGCCGTAGACTTTGTAGATCGGACTGTCCTCCTTGACCTTGTAGTCCTCCTTCAGCCACCAGCCCACGAAAATCGCGTCCTGCGCCACACTGCGCTTCGCCGTCTCCCACATCTGGTGGAACAGGTTGAACCCCTGCGCCGTCGATTCGTACAGGTACAGCCGCAGCGGGTGCTGCTCCGCCAGGGCGGCCTGCAGGGACGCCAGCGCCTCTTCGTCGCCCCACGCCGACACCTCGGTCGCGTGCAGGAAGTTCAGCGCCTTGCCCTTACCCAAACTGGCGTTCTTGCGCTCGCCGGCCACCTGGTACAGGAACCTAGAGCGGTTGCGAAAGCCCAGTTCGAAGCGGTTGTTGATCTTCACCGGCACTTTCCACGCCACCGGCAGCCCGTTGATGTACATGTTCAGCGTGTTCCTGAACATGTCCCGGTTGCCGTCGTCATTGGTGACCAGCGAACCCTGCGTGCCGGGATACTTGAACGCCCAGAACAGGTCGAATGCCAGCGACAGGGTCGAAATACCCATCTGCCGGCCCTTCAGCACGACGAAACTGTGAACACCCTTGTCGAGGCCTTTGGCAATGCGGTCCACGACCGCCTTCTGGGCCGTGTACAGCCGGCTTCCAAGCGGCACGATGCCGTATTCCTTGGTGTCTACCCGCAGGCTGTTGCAAAAGTCGTAGAACTGCTTCAGCGAAAAGGATGGAGTGGTCTTGGCGTTGATCAATGAACCGCTCCGGATTGAATCGGGCTTTCTTGTACGCGACTCTGCGACCGCAATGACTGGGACAGGAAGTCGATCACGCCCAGAATCTCGAACAGGCTCATCTCGGGGAGCGCATTGATGCTGGTGCCGTCTTCGCCGCTGGCAATCACCAGAACCATGTTGTAGCCAGCCCTCTCCAGTAACTCCTGCGCCTGCTCTAGAAGATGCTGTTGCTCTTCGAGTGTCTGCGGTTCTTCGTCCTGCTCACAAGTCATACCCTCCCCCTTTCCCCATGCATTCAAAATCCCGGTGCAGGGACTTCGCAATTGCGTCCTTTTGGCGCAAGTCCTTCAACTCCTGATACTGCGCCAGCAATACGAACGCCCAGCCCGGAGCGTCGTCCTTCCATCTCGAGACTGTTTTCGCAGTGACCTTGGACAGACGCGAGAATGCCGCAATGGATAGGCCAGAGGCGGCAAGCGCATTGCGGAATCCGTGGTCAGTCATGTCAAACCCGCGCCCAACCTGCACGATATCGCGCAATGCCGACTCCTCCTGCGGCGGCTGCGTTGGTGTTGTAGCAAAACTGATCTGCGGTAAGTTCAAGCGTTGCCACATCTTGCGGAATATCCCAGCCAAACGCCTCCAAAGTGCCTGTGGATGTCTTGACCAGGGCGCTTCCCGTGACGCCGGCATAGTCACACCCACCAGAGCGTACTAAGATCCCTCCGGTCGCAGCAGTGTGCCGAAATGCATTGTTCGATGCCGGTTTAATGGTGCACCCCGATGCAGTGACGATCGTTTTGTTCGTCGTTATTGCGGAATTTACGATCCAGTGGGACGTGTCGAAATAACAGCCTGTCATCGCAATTCGGAATGCGTATGACCCGCCGCCCATGTTGACGACTTTGCTGCTCGATCCGCCATTAGATGTAACATTGTTAAGCGCAATGGATTCGCCAGAACCGGCCGCCGTGTAGTTTGCCAGTGCGCCGCTACTGGTCGATTGATAACGACAAGACTCAACCGACACCGCCTCTGCCGCAGCCCGTATGTCAAGCATTGCCCCGGAACTTGTTGTCGTCATCAGGCAATTGCGCACGTTCAATTGCGCTAAAGTGCCGTTTGTGAATACCAATTGGTTCCCAGTACTCGTTGTAGAATAAGTGCAGTTTTCCAGGTGCACCTCCGAGTAGTTTCCCGCGTTCATCAAAACCTGAGATGACGTATGCGCTACGTTGTTCTGTGAACTCAACCCACGCAAAATCACCATCCCGTAAGCATCGGTTACCGCTGTGCCCAAGTTCACGATTGCCTGATTAACGGCTGTGCTAATTTGCGTCACGTTTTCAATTAGCAGGTAATCGCATCGCACGGCGTTAATGTTTAGCATATTGGTGCCGATGCAGCTTGCGAATACGTTTTGAATCGTGACGGCTTTTAACCAGCAGTCGTCATCGGGCAGCATTTGCGGGTCTTGAATGGCGTCAATTAACGCGCAATTGCCAACCGACCCGAAAACGCCGTCCACCGTCGCCGATACCGAATAATGGAGACTTCCCAGTAATCGCACACCCGGCAGCGCGTTCCCGCGACACGTCAAATTGCGGACAGAGCAGCCGAGGATTGCACCTTCGGTCAGAAGATTAGCAACGTAATCCCCCACCAAAAACGCCACTGCGTTATCGTTGTTTTGCGCATCGTAGTTTTCCACCGCCACGCCAAGCGCCGGGCCGTTGACATGAACGCCGTCTGACGGGCCGGCCGTGGTCAGGTCAATGCAATAAGCATTGGTGACGCATGACAGAAAAACATTGTATTTCGGCGCGTTGATGAATCTGCCGGTGACATACGTGTTAAATGCGTAAGCCACAATCGTCCCGTATAGACCAAACGCATTAGGGGCGGTCGGGTTGTTCGTGGCGTCGCGGTCAATAACACCATGCGCTTCAATCGAGATGTTTACGTCCGCACGCCGTACCCTGATTTGCCCGCCCGTTCCAGCAGATGCAGTCGCGTTGCTTGGAGTAGATGCAAGGAAGTACGTGAATTGAGTCGCGCTCGGGACGGACTCTACGCGATACACGCCCGCGTAGTATTCTGGCTTTGCCCAATTGATCGCAACGTAATCGCCAACCACAAATCCATGCGCGATTGCTGTGGTAGCTGTGCCAGTAACGCCGCTGCTGGTAAGCGTCGACACGTTGATGTCCGTAAAACGACCCTGTCCCAGATACGCTTCATTGACGATGACATTCTTGTTCGTGCCCGGCGCGGGCTTCAATGTGACGCCTTCGCTGATCACCAGTCGCGTGTTGGATTTTATGATCAACCAATCATTGATAAGGTATGTTCCGGGACGAACAATCGTCACTAACCCGCCCGCGTTAAGCGCTTGCTGAATCGCGGCCGTGTTTACAGATGCGTCTCCGCCAGGAATGGCGCCGTAGTAACTAGCGTCGTTTTCCGGGACTCCTCGATCGTCATTGACGCCGCGCACGATAATTTGGTTGGAACCCGTTTGTATCGGCATATCAATTTTCCTTGAGTTTGCTTAACCCAAAAATCGTTTGCACAATCAATCCTGCTTCTTCTCAAGGCCGAAGAACTTGCGAAGACGGCTGCTCATTGACTCCTGCGGCGGCGGGGGCGGTGGCGAAGGCGGGTTCAGGACGTAGTCTGGAATTTCAGAGTGATACACCATTTCGCCATCCAGCAACTCCTGAAAGACGGACCACTCAGGCGGCTTTCCGACTACCTGGAGCGTTTCTCGCTGGTACACCGGGGCGAGTTCCAAACGTTTTTTTTCAGTTCGCACGACGTAGTACCTCCACGCAATAAAAGGCGCACCGGGCGCGACACGGTCCGGTCGAGCCTAAAATTTCGCCCCTCAGCCCAATGGTGATCGGAACGCGCGTGTTCAGCGTCGTTAAGAGCGAAAACTGACCAAGCGTCTGAACATCACCAAATGGGAGAAGGGCGTTCGGAGTGCGGCTCCGCTGAAAGCTGAACAGGGCATCTCCAGGTTGAGGGATGGCGGTGTTGGGCCGCAAAATATTTGCATGCCCGATTGTCGTGCCCGCAGAGTTGCCTGTGGTCACAGTGTCGAGATACGCGATTGCAATCTCAAATCCGCTGCAGGTAACTACAAACTCGGCAGTCAAATTTCCTGAAATAATTTCCGCCTGCACGGAGGCGCGCAAGCAATCGCCCACGCGCAAGTAACCGGGCGGGAGCGTTATCTGCTCCAGCAAGGTCGCCGGCGTCGGGCCTGCAGTTGTTGTGGCAACGTCTATCACGTTCGTGGACATCAGCAGGATTTCGTATGAATTCCTGCCGACGTTTCCCGACGTGTTGAGATCGATAATCTGATTGAACGGCATCCCCTCTTCACCCTTTCCTTCTCCCGATTAAGCCTGCGCTTCGGTCCACGACAGACGGCACGCAACGTCAGAATTGACGGTGCCACTGGTGTTGCTGACAACGACATGCAAGACGTCCGGCCCGTCCGGGTACATGTTCGTGGGGCCGGTCGGAACCGTGTTGTTGAGACCCCCGCCCAGAATCGAGTTGCCCAGATCTCGCACAAGGGTCAATTCCGCAGTCGTGGTCGTGAAGTTCGCGCCGCCCGACACGTTGAGAAAGTACGCCGCAATGGGCTCGCCCGGA